AAAGCAAGAGCTGGAGCTCGCAAAACTGTGGTTGAAGATGGTTTGGAAACCAATGGATTCTCAACTCATGATTGTGAAACTGAATTCAAGAACATCAAGGTAAGCGTAAATGTGTGCCGAGTTAAGGACGATGACCCAGGTATGGATACCGGCGTCGCCAAAGGAGCCATTTGCGCTGGGATTCCGGTCACTGTGCCTACGAATACTGCGGGTGCCACTGTGCAGGCAATGAAGAAGCGGTGCGATTATGCCCCTTCTCTCGAGGATATCACTGCCTTCAAGCGAGGCCATGAGCTGATCATGGCTAAATTTAAGCCGCTGGAAGTGATTCGAGTGGACGGGGAACTCATCGAGAAGTACCTCGCCACATGTGATGGCAGTAAGACGCAGCGTTTGTTGGAGGCGCTAGAAGGGGGAGAGTGGCGCAGTGACATGGGAACAAAACACGTGTTCGCGAAGCAAGAGGTCCTCCTCAAGGAACATCGTGCTCAACCGCGCATTATATATCAGGGAACCGATTTGTATAATGCTTTGACGGGTCCTGTTGTTATGGAACTAAACAACAGGATGAAAGAAGTGTTTTCTCTCCGCAATCCACACAATACAGGCAATAGGGTTATTTATGCCTGTGGCGTTAGTGGTGAGGAGTTGGGAGACATCATGGAGAGCAGCGTTGGTGATCCTGTGGAGAGTGATATGAAGAACAATGATGGGAGTCAATCGAAAGAATTTAGGCGCTATGAAGCCATGTTCTATCGAAAATTAGGTGCCCCTGATTGGTTTGTGCGGGAATTTGCTAAGACGACATCTGTTCGAGTGTGGACGCGCTATGGGATAGCAGCCACAGTCGATGGACAAAGGTGGTCGGGCGAGACTACTACCACTACTGGTAATTCGTATGTTAGCATGTGTCAGATTCAGGCTGCGCTGGAGTGCGCCGAAATCATTGATAGCACAAACATTCATGGGGGGGACGACTACCTCGGCTATATCGAGGGTGATCCGGAGCAGTTTAAGGCAGGGATTGAGGCAGTGACTAAGGCTAGTGGAATGCAAGCCGAAGTCGTTCCCCAGGTCGGCCGGCACCATGCCACTTTCTATCGGAAGAGGTATGTTCGATCTGCCATTGGGTGTCGTCCTGTACCGCAATTTGGGCGTGTCCTTGCAAAAATAAACTTGAGGCCAAATAGGAATACTCAAGTTAATGATAGGGATTATATGGCAGGCAAGTATTTGTGTGCTGCATATGAACATCGACACGTGCCAGGTATAAGAGATTTGTTGATGAACACATCGGAGTCACTCTCCGACAAGCCTTACCTCGATACTCGGGCCTCAAAGCTCCGAGAGATGGGGGGGCGTGATAACGTGACCAGTGTTATCAACAGTGCCGAAGAACATTCTGTACCCGATTTTTCCGAATTTCTCGATGAAGTGTATGGTATTAATTATGACGATCTTGTCGAAGTCTATGCCCGTGTAGCCCAGTCCTGTCTTGAGTACTGCGACAGGTGGGTGAGGGTTGGCAAGAACGGAAAACCAGAAAATGTGAAAGGAAATAGCGCTTATGTCCCACCAAAAATAAGCGGGGATTGTATGGAAGCATTGTTGAGGGTCGATGTTACTTAATTGTTAACAAGACAGCCACAGTTGACGGGTGAATAGCAAGAACACACCAACAACTTACAAGAAAAAAAA